TGCTGCTTTGGCAGCAGGGACGCACTTTGGATACTTTCTTTTTGAACCACTTGCAGATTTTCTTCCACATTTATTGAAACCACCACCTTTTTTCTTTGAGCCTATGTCCACCCAATCTTGCTTGAACCATTCTTTTAAACCAGCCATTGTATTATGAATTTTTGCCGATAGCCTGTCTATTCATTCCTCTTTTGCAGACACCACCGCCTTTTCCGTACATTGCTCTAGGCATCATTGTCATGCCACCGCCCATTTTTTTTATTCTACCACCTTCAGCTTTACCTGCAGGTTTAGGTCCTTTGAAATCTTTTCTTTTTACACCAGATGGATCTTTAATTTTACCTGCACAGATTTTAGATGCATAGGCATTTGCATATGCGCTTGGGTATACTGCGAATTTTCTTTTCGCTGCTGCTTTTCCTCTTGGACACAGTTTAGTCATAATTACCTCTTTGCTGTTTGTGCAGCTCTTTTAAAGTTTGCTGCAGTTGGTGCACCCTTTGCACCTTTCTTTCGCATCTTACCGCCTCTTTTTCTTTTAGCATGTATGTTTGCGTATAAACCTTTTCCAGCCATTATTTTTTTCCTTTTCCTTTTCCTTGACCAAATTTTCTGCTTTTTAATACATTTTTAAGGTGAGTGATTGGCGATGTAACTGTTTTAACCATTTGTTTTACTCCACCACCTTTTTTAAATACGCCTCTACCTTTTAAGATATCAGCTTGAGTTACTTTACCATCGCCTGTTAAATCAGGAAATTTCTTTTTAACTTTGCCACCTTTTTTCATGTTAAGTTCTTTCCTTAATTCTTCTAATCTATCCATTTTTTTCTTTGGTTTTAATTTTTCTCTTAAACTATCTTGTTTAGTTTTAGGATTAATTGGTTTTCTTTTATCTCTTGGTTTCATTGGTTGATCTTTTCCTTTTTTCTTAAGTTTGTCAATGGCACCCACGACACCGCCCATAGCTTTTTTCTCTGCAATACTTCTGTGATAAACAGAACCACCAACTCTATCTGCTTGTCCTGTGCCAATCATTTTTTTAATATCTTTAGAGGCTTTAATACCTTCTTTTCTTTTAGCTTTTGCTTTGTCTAATTTTTCCATTCTCTCGATAGATTTTTTTCTTCTAACTACATTAGCTCTATCTTTTGCTGTTTTAGCATCTATAAAACCAAATTTCTTATTCTCAGATTGAATTCTTTTCATAGTGGTTTTAAGCTGTCTTGGTTGTGTGATGGTAGGCGCAACTGTGCCTTTCTTTTTAAGAAAATTAAATGCTTTAAAATATCTACTAGCCATTATTTTTTGCCTCCGTTTCTAAATATTTGTGTACCCTTTATACCAAAAATTGACGCAACTACAAGTATCCATAGGTTCGTAAACCAAGATGGAAGGGTAGAAAAATACTCAAAGAACAATTTTACCTTATCCATCGCCTCTGGGTCGTCAGATATCACTGCCCAGGCTAAGACAACAATCGGCGCGCTTAATATAAGCAAAACGAACTCGTCTTTCCAGTCCGTTTGTCTAGCTTCAAGAAGTTTACCCTGGTAAGCCTCCTCACCTCGGGCCATACGCTCTGCATGCATAAGTTGGGCGTCTGACATAGCCATTTTTGTCTTTTGACGATTGGCATATATCTTACTTCCAGCTTGCAAAGCGATTTTTGCTAAACTGAACCAAGCCATTAGTACGCCTTCGAGTTTCTTTTCTTCTCAGCCAGCATTCTGTTCTGTCCTCTTACTGGCATTTCAGGTTTTCCTGTGCCAATTAAGTTAAAAGCTTTATCAGCTGTAGTTTTAGACCTAGGATCTATCTCTGTTTGCTGATCACCAACTTTTACCGGCTTAATTTTATCTAGTCTTTGCATTTTTACTCCTTGTTTTCTTTTTTTCTACGCCTTTTATTGTACCTTTATTTTTAGAAGCGTAAAAAACTGTTTCGCCACGCTTTTTGCCGTATTGTTTCTTCATAGATTTCATAATCTTACGGCCTTTTTCGTTTAATGGCATTAATCTTCAACCTCAATAGCTGTTATACCTGGATTTCCAGCCTTTGCAAGACTTACTCCAGCCCTTAATTTAGCTAATTTTTCGTTTTGATCCATTTTTTCATCTGCAATGTCTGCAGCTTGCATTAATTTTGCTCTATCAAGGTCGTTTTTAGCTTGATCAGCATCTTTTTTACGCTCATTTTCCATCGCACGTAAGTCAACTTCTCTTGCTTTTAGTTTTAGAAGTGGATCAGAGTCAAATTGTGATGTAATTTTCTTTTCTTCTTCCATAAAGTCAGCCGTCATCTCTGCAATCAATACGGATTTTCTAGATTCTATACGTTGTGTAATAACTTGTAGCTCTTGTGCAGCACTTGGGTCTACTGGAGCCATTTGTTGTAGTGATGCTAGTCTAATTAATTCATCTCTAAACTCTAATTGTATCTGTTCTTGCGCCATTAAACTAATATGTTCTAAAATATTTTTTTGAATAGCACCCATTACAGCAGGATTGTTTCTAACAATGTTAGTTGCCATAAAATTTAAATGTGAAGTTATATGTGCTCTGTGATCTTGACCAGGAAACGCTTGAAATTGTTTTCCTGTTAGAGCAGAAATGTGTTCCATACTTGGATCCATAGGTTGTACCGGTGCCGGCGGAGGTAAAATTGAATCAATATTCTTAACTCCAATAGCTTCATACATATTTCTGTAAGCAGAATATAAATTGTGTATTTGTGGATTAGATGTAGCTAACTGTAATTGTGTTTGTGCTAGTGTTATTCTTTGCGACATAGAAAATATATTAGGATCTGCTACAGGTAATATATCTATTCTATCATCAAAATCTAATTGCTTAATAAGTCTAGCCCCACCTACAACATCGTATGGATATTCTGGTGGTAAATAAGTTGATATAACTTTTGATAATAATTTAAACTCATGTCTCATTGAGTTGTATAATCTTTTATGTATTGCAGACATAACTTTAGATCCTCTTTCTAAAAGAGCAATCGTTGTTCCTACAGCTGCATTACTGTTGCCTTCACCAGTTTGTAATTCTGATATGGCAGCGAATCTCTGACCTGCTTGAACCACAATACCCATTAATTGTAATAGAGTAGCTGATGGTTCTTTGTATGGTAGAGGAAAGAAAGCTTCTCGTAGATTGCCACCTGGCGCATCTACATCTTTGAATTCACCAGGTTGAATTGGAGCTGCTTCATCTCTAACACGCACCCCTCTTTGTTTAAAACCAGCAGGTAGGTTTGACAAAGTTCCTGCATCTAATAATTGGCGGAGAGCGACTGTTGCAGTTCTACTCAATCCGCCAATCATATGTATTAATCCAAATCCGTAGAATCCTAGTCCTGGCAGAAATTTAAAGTGGACAAAGTATTGGACTCTTTGTTTTTTTGGATCATTGGGCGCATAGTTCCTTCTTATAGAAAGAACCGTTCCGCTACCTTCTTCAACAGTTACGATGTAAGGTAGCTTGATACCAGTCGGCTTGCCGTCTGGACCAATATCTTCAAAGCCTTCTAAATCTAAATCCACATGACACTCTAACAAAGTATACATAGGAATTTGTTTTCCAGATTTTTTAGTGCCTTCTAATTCTTTTTCTTTTTTTGAAACATCGTCATTAACAAGCATACCTGGTGGGCTAAGTTCCACGTCAGCGTAGAAACCTGCTACTTGTTGTTTTCTCAAATCATTTTCAGATATTTTTAAAACGTGAATAATGGCTTCAGCTTCTGCTAAACTGTTTGCTGTATAAGGCACAATTAAATCATCGGCAGGAACAAACTTAGATACTGCTCTGCCTAATAAATCATCGTAGTAAACTTTTTTAAATGTAGATCCTGCAAGAGGTAAATGAAATAACATAGAATCAAATTCTGGTTCGTACTCTGTCATTTGATCCATAATTTGATAATTCATAAAATCTTTCACACGTTCAGCTTGTTGCTGCTTACCAGGATTATTAACTCCTAAAATTTGTGTTCTTACTGGGCCATCTGCTGGTAATAACTCTTTGTATGCTGTAGCTTGAAACTGTGTAACAGCTTCTGCTAGCACAGGGTGCGTGGCACCTGAAGCTCCTTGAAATGGCTCCGTTCTATTTTCGTATTTAAATCCTAGTAGGTCAAGTCCATCTGTATAAGATTTTTCCCAATCTTTTCTGGACATCTTGTAATCCATATAATTACTTTTTAATTCAAAACCTAAAGGTTCTAAAACATCTTCGGGTAAAATATCTGCTAGGTTGTCAAAATGTTTCTCTGTGCCAGGTATGTTAATTGCACCTGGTTCAAAATCTATGGTCGCACCGCCATCCTCTTCAGGAATAACTTCTACGGGTGCTTGCTCTTTGATTTCTTCCTTTATCTCGACCTCTTCGCCCGGAACTTTAATTTGGGTACGAGTGTTAGGAAGTCCTTTATCTATATCTGCCATTTAAACTCCTAA